CTCGTTTAAGTAATGTACAAAATTATAATAAATGTCAAACAAAATATGACATGTATTTAAAAAATCAATCCTCTTTAGTATATCCACTTTTTAAGAAAGAAGAAGATACAAAAAATTTATTAGATTTATGTAATCATTTAGAGGGATTTCAAAGTGGAAAATATAATTCAGCAATCGTAATGTATGTAGATAATTTAGCTAATGTCGAAACATTAAATTTTGATTTCTTTGGTATTAAAGATGGTGAAAATTATTTAACAACGAAATTAGATATGATGTTTCCTTTTATGAATAATAATATATTAAATTCATATAGAGAAAATATTTCGGATGAAAAATCATTACGTTTAACAAATTGTATAGAAAATCAACGAGGAACAGATAATTTTAATACTATTTTATCTAAATGTAATGGAGAATATGCAGATGTTAAAGAAAAATATAATAAAATGAAATCAAAAATTTCTCAATTAAAAAATGATAATCAAGATAATATGTTAAAAAAGATGTATGATGTTATAGGAAATTTAGAAGGAGATATATCTATTAAAGAATCTAATAGAATTTTACATCCAACTGTTTGGACATTAAACTTTGAACAAAATGAAACTACAAAACAAACACTGCCATCATATACTAATGATTGTTCATTTGTTTTGGGTACAAGTAATATGTATAATAAAGAAGGAAGATTTGAAAAATTTGCTGAATTTGATTCTGAAAAAGGAAAAACAAAATTAAATTTATATAAAGGAGGTAATAAACAAAAATTAATCTTAGAAAATCCATTTATAATTGATTCTTTGGATATGAAAAATAATAATAGTAATTCAGCTAACACTGATAACAATATATCAAACGATTATATTTTAATGAGTGGTAATTTAAGAACTTATCATCCGAAAAAATATTTAATTCCAGGACAAGGTAATAAATTTAATAATTTTGGTAAAGAAATTTATTTACAAAATGATATAAATCCTTCAGGAAAATGGATTATATTAGGATTTAATATAACTGAAGCATTAGATAAAGGCAGTTCATCAAATCTATATACTAAAACATTATTAAAAACTTTGAAGAAAATAAATGATACTATGAGTCAATAATTATATTAATAAATATTATAAATCAATTAATTTTTTTTATCATTTATAATTATGAATTACCTATATTATTTCATAATGATATTTATAATAGTTATTATTTATGGATTATTATTTAGAATGAAAAATAAAAAAGTTATCAATATAATGGAAAGTTTTTCTACTAATTTTAAAGTAGATACTAATTTAACTGGTATAAAAAAAATTAATAGAAATCAAATACCAACTTTTTTACATGGGAATTGGACATCTAATACTAGTGATTTTATTAATAACAAAACAGCAGTAAATACAATTAGATTTAATATAAAAAATATAAATTCAGGTACTATGTTTTATAGAGGACAATCATATAAAATTACTAATGTCGATTATAATGGGACAATTACTACAGAAAAGAAAAATGGTAATCAATATATATTTGCTGCTAATTTCAACTTAGGAAGTGATATGAGATTACCAATAGACTTACCAGAAAATATCCCAACTATGAAAATGATATCAAAGGGGAATGATGAATCAGAAACTTCTATTATTTTCAAATTTATGAGAGGAGATTTAAATTCTACTGCTAAAGAAATGGTGAAATATGACCAAATACATTCTAATATTAGTGGGTTAATGTATTCTGAACCATCAGTTAAAAATATAACAAATTATAAATTTAGATATGATGCCATAACAGGAATTTATAAAAATTATGATGAATTAAATTTATATCAAAAACAAAAATTACCTAAACTGAAAGAAAAATATAATAATATTGTTAGTTTTCAATTATTAAGAGCATTCACTTTTGCAAATTCCCAATATGTATGGTCACGATATAGTCAAGTTTATAATATTAAATTAACTAAAGACAATCAAGTATTGATAGGATTAAAATTCAGAAGATTAAAAGAAGAATTAAATGAAAATAAACTAGGAAATCATTATAACATTATGTCATTTGTATTTTTACATAAAAACACAAACTTTAATATAGAATATGATTATAATGAACCAAATATTGTTTTTAGTAAAGATGAATTAAAATTAGAAAATGGTGCTACTAACTATTTTGAAGATTGGATAAGTTCTCCTAATATTACAAGTGCTGAGAAAAAAATGACAGGTGATTTTAATCAAAGATATATATATTTTTATTCTAACTATCGTAAAGATAACATAAAAGAATCGAATAATATAGAAAATAAAATGAATAATATATTAAATTATTTATAAAATTATAAATCTCATTAAAAATTAAAATAAATATCTAATTAAATAATAATTATGTATAATTATTTAATAATATTACTTATATTTATTTTACTAATTTTATTCTTGGCATATTTTAATACTAAGAAAAGTTTAAAGTTAAAGGCTAATTGGGAAATAAATTTAAAAGATGCTGAAAATTTTGAAAATAACTATAATCAATTAAATGTGAATTACAATTTAATTAAAAATAATTGTTTTGATAATAAACAAAATTTAGATAATTATATAAATCAACAAGGATACAATAAAATTGTTAATTGTCAAAATCCAGGAAAGTCTCAATACAGTTTAAACCAAAAAACTAATTCATATTATGAAATTTCATGTAATAATAGTATAAATTCAACATATTTATTATTTTTTTATATTAACTTAGAAAATAAAAATATTAATGAATTTAATTTTGAATCATTCATAAAAATTAGAATGCCAACAAAAGATTATAGTAATTATTTACCAAAAATTCAGTATAATATCATAAAAAAAGTTGATTTAGGAAATAATAAAGTTTGGTATCATGTTAAAGTTATTTATAATTCTAATGAAAATGTACTTGATAAACAAATAATTACATTCAATAATAAACAAAAAGATTGTACATTATATTTAACAGATATATCTCTATTTAAAGTTTTAAATAGTGCACCTAATTTCATTTATAATAGAGATTTAATTTGTTTTATTGATTGTATCAAGTATAACTCTAATAATAATATATTACATGATTTAAGTGGAAATAATAATGATATGTATTTAAGTAACATACCCAAAAAAAATGAAGATTATATTTATTTAACTAATAGTAAAATTGAAGGTTTCCCATCTAATGTATTAAATTCTGAGAAATTTACTTTGGTTTTATCAATTAATAAACAAGAAAATAACAATCAACTAAAATCAAAAGTAGAAGGTAATTTAACTAAAGAAAATGACGAATTTAATAGAATTCTATTAAGTGTTCAAGGAAATAATCAATACGCTTTTGAAATAGGTATTTTAGATGATTATTTATATTTATTACAAAATAATAAAAAGATTAAATCAGATAAACCTTTAAATTATTATAGTAAAACAATGATAACTGTTTTATACGATGGGAATATATTAAATATTTATAATGATAATTTAAATATATTAAGTCATAAAATTGATAAAATATATTTAAATAAAAAACCAATATTATTAAACAAAAATAAAAACTTAGATATTTATTTATATCACATAGCAGTTTATAATAGAATCGTCAATAGCACAGAATTAAAAAATATTAGAGAATATTTTATTACCAGTCAAAATAAAAATATTGATAATCAACCAAATATATTAGATGTAACATTTGATAATATTTATGATACTAAGAAATATAACTCTCCATTAGTAAATAATTATGATAAATATATAGAAAATTTTCAAACAGCAGAAGAAGAAAGTTATGAAGAAACACATGACAACAATGATAATAAAATAAAAATGAGTTGCCTCAAAGACTGTAATAATTTATGTAAAAAGTTTTTAAATGGTACTCAAAGTTCTATTGATAAATATAAAAATTGTTTAAATAATTGTAAAAATGTTATTGATTCTTGTAATGATTATTGTAAAACAAATAATGATGAAATGTATTGTGCTAATACAGAATGTAAAGTAAATGATAAATGTCCTAAAGTATATAAGAAAAATGGAAAATATGTTGTTTATATTCCTGAAAATGGTATATATTCAGACTTCTTTACTGGTGAAAAAATATTCAGTGCTGATATAGATAAAGCTAGAAATATGTATGCTTATAATTTCCCTGATTGTCCCATACCTAAAGAATTAGTTTGTGATAAAAATAAATATAAAGAATTTTGTCCTTATACTGTTAATGAATTAAATCCATGTAATAGTAGAGCTTGTTCTGATGTTAATTGGAATGTTGAAAATTATAAAGATTTAAAAGTAAATGAAAAATGTAAAAAAATAATAAGTAATTATTGTCATATTAATTATGATAAAGACGATAATTGTTATTGCTGGGATCCAAAATATAAAAATGATAAAAAATGTATAGAATTTAGAAAATTCTTTGAAAATCCAAATGATTACTGTAATATTTCGTCATTTAATATTGACCAACATCCAGATTTTAATAAATATATTAAGAAAGATAAAATACCTTGCTGGGGATGTAATATTCCAGAATAAAAAATAAAATACAAAAATTTTTTATATTTATTTTAAGTATAGATGAGTAATGATTTATTATATTATGGAATTATATTATTTATATTTTTTATAATTCTTGGGTTATACTTAAGTCAAGAATCACCACTAAATATTAATCAAAAAAATCAAATCCTTATGGAAAATTTTGTAAGTGAAAGTTCCACCACTTCCCAAAAAAAAGGTGCTTCCCAATTATACAAATGGGGATTACCCGAAAATAATAGCTATGAAGCCCCTAAATCAGAAAGTTGTACCAAAAAAGATGATATACCACCTTTTACACCTAAACCAATTGAGCCACCATGTGATCAAGAAGAAATTACTTGTAACAAAAAAAATAATCAAAATTGTCAAAATTCTGATATTTTATCCAATAAAGATATTGATAAATATGTTTTAAAAAGTAGCATTCCACCTTGCCCCGATGTTAGTAAATACGCCACTAAAAATATGATACAATCTTGTCCTGATATATCCAAATATATTTTAAAAAGTGAAATTCCTAATTGTGAAAGATTTGATAAATCTAAATATATTTTAAAAAGTGAAATCCCTGCTTGTCCAAAATGTCCAATTTGTCCCATTTGTCCTGTTTGCCCTGTTTGTCCAAAACAAGAAAAATGTAAATTAATTAATCAATATAAAATTGATGAACACCCTGATTTAAATAATTATATAAATAAAAAAGATATTGATAAATATATCAAAGAAAATGGTTTATGTAAAAAACCAGAAAATGAAAGTAAAAATATATTTAATGGCGAAGAAAGTGGTTTTGACGAAGAAAATGATGATGGAAGCGGTGGAAACAATGGCGGAAACAATGGTGGAAACAATGGTGGAAACAATGGTGGAAACAAAGATAAATGCACATATCCAAACATGCTTGATAGAGTATTTGCTCAAGGAAGTAATTTAAAAACAAATAATATGGTAGGAATGTATGCTGGTGATAATTTATATGCTAAATTTAATAATAATGATAAAAAATCATGTCAAACTAATAATAAACAAAAAGGATTATATGTAGGAGATAATGTATTTGCTTAAATTATTAATTAAATAAATAATAATTTATTTTAAAAAAAATTAAATGGTAATTATTTCAAAATGACCTTTTTCAAATTCACAATCCATATCATTACATAGATTATACATTTTTTTAATTTTATTAATAACACCTTTATGTGTTACTAGTAATATTGTTTCATTTTCTAATTTTTTATTCTTTTTTATTGTATTTAAAAATTGTGTTAATCGTTTCTCTAAATGACTCTCTGTTTCTAATACTAAATAATCAAAATCTGTTTTTTTAAATTTTGATTTATATTTTTTATCAGATATTTTTGTTAAAAAATTATTATTTATATCTTTTATATCATATATTTGAGGTTCAATTAAAAAATATGGATTATGTTTATATTCATGTAATGCATACTCAATAAATACTTTTTTCTTATTTTTAATACAATATGGATGTATTGTTTGTAATGTCCTTACCAAAGGAGAACAATAAATATAATTTATATTAATTTTATTTAATTTATTGATTAATTTAATTGAATCTTTGAAACCATCTTTAGTTAAATTTGAATAAAATCCTGGATAATCTTCTCTTTTTTCATGGCGTAATAAAATAAGTTTCATATATTATAATATATTTTTAGTATTAAATCGATATAATTTACTTATTTGTTTATTAGCTTTTATTATTTCTTTTAATTCCATTATTATTACATTATTATCATTATCTTGTATTTTCAGTATATTTAAATTATTCATCTTAAATGGTTTTTTTATTATTTTTCGTATATCATTTAAATTATTTATTTGAGTATCATTTATTTTTTTTATAACAGAACCTATTTCAATATTATTTAATATATTAAATTGTGTATTAGGTAAAATATAGGTAATTAATACCTTTTCTTCATAAAAATCATTTGCATTATGTATTGAGTTTATTCTTGTTTCATGATCTAAATATAAATTCATAAATATTGCACCACCTATAATTAAATAATCTATATTCTCATAATTACTAAACATTCTATATATTGTTGGTCTATTTGGTTTAAATTTTATTTCTTTATTGTATTTTTTCTTATTAATAAAATATTCAATTTTAACTTTAGTATTATCATTATAAAAATTTAATATATTCTTTAAATGTATTTTTTCACCTAACCATCTTTTTTCTAAATAACCATAATTATCTATTTTGTAATTATCAAATTTTGTTAATATAAATTCCTTTTTTATATCTTCAAATATTGAATTTTTATAAACTTTTGATATATAAACACCACTATTATTTGTCAAATGCTCACATATTTTATTATTTGTATTATTTATTACACAATTTAATAATGGTCTATGAACTATGATTGACTTTTTATCCTTAATATGATTAAAATAATTTATAGGAACAGCATATCCAATATTACTTACATCATCTCCAATTAATTTTTTTGAATTTATCCCAATAACTTTATTTTTTCTAAATAAAGGACCCCCTGAATTACCAGAATTTATTGGAGTATCCGTTTGTATTAATCCCTCTTGATGACCACTAATAATACCCAATGTATATTTAATATTATTTCCTCCATTAGAATTAATAGATTTTGGAAAACCAACCGCAAAAACTTCATCACTAATTTCTAATTTATCTGAATCACCTAATTCCACAAAATATTTGTTTTTATAATTTTTTACTTTTAATAAAGCAATATCAAATTTTGGTATTATATGTATTAATTCACATTGAAATTTTTCTGTTGATATATTTGGAATATCTATCAATATATTAATTGAATGCTCTACTACATGACTACATGTTAATATATATCCTTTATTATCAATAAAAAATCCAGTACCTTGTGATCTTTTTGGAGGTATTTCATCAAATGGTATAAATGGATTAATTGAAATAATTTCCGAAAAAATTCTTACTACAGACCTATTTATAACATCTTTGTCTTTTTTATCAATCATTAATATATAGAAATATATTAATTATATTATTAAAAATATTTTTAAACTCCTTTATATTGTTTATTATCTTTACCTCTCTTATTATTAAATTTAATTTTTCCTAAATTTTCAGGTATTTTTATAGTTTCTTTTCTTACTTGTAGATTCAAATTATTATTATTTACTACATTATTATTATTTACTACATTTTTATTATGTTCATTTATCATAGATATAATTTCACTTTTTTTTAATCTTGAAATAATATCTAATAATTCTTTTTTTGTGTTATTTGCTTTAAAATTGACATTGGCGTTATTCATTAATATATTATAATAAAAAAATTTGTATAAAAATGATTATTTAATTATTATTTTTCTTTATTAATGATATTTTATTTTATTTTATTATTTCTTTTTTTTACTATTGAATCCAATAAAATTAGAGGTGTTAATATTGGCTCATATTTTGTTTTAGAACCATATATAAACCCATCACTTTTTTATCAATTTATTGGTTTAAATACTGTCGTTGTATCTGATTCTTATAATTTTTGTAAATATTTAGGACCTAAAGAAGCAAATAGACAACTTACATATCACTGGGATAATTGGATTAATTTTGAAAAATTAAATACCTTAAAATCTTACGGCATTAACACCATTCGAATACCAATCGCCGATTGGATGTTTATTCCTTATGAAGTATATAATATTACTGAAAATAATATTAGATGTTTTGACAATTCTTTACTTTATTTAGATAAATTATTTAATTATTGTGACAAACTTGACCTAAATATTATTTTAGACCTTCACGCCATGAAAGATTCACAAAATGGTTTTGATAATAGTGGATTAACTAAAAATATTATTACTAAAAAAAAAAATAATATACTACATTTTGAACATTGGAATCATCGCTCCGCTGACTGGATTGGAGATTATAATTTAGAATTAAAAAAATACAATAATATTAATTATGATAATATTAATTATTCATTAACTGTTATTCATGAAATATTAACAAAATATATTCATAAAAAATCATTTTGGGCATTAGAACCAGTAAATGAACCATGGGAATTTACTCCATTAAACGAATTAAAAACATTTTATAAGAATGTATATGATATGTTTAAATTAAAATCAAAAAATTTTAATAATAAAGTACTTATTTTTCATGATTCTTTCCGACCTTCTGAATGGACAAATGCATATTTTTTAGAAAAAGACGGAAAACCTAAAATAAAAATTTACTTAGATACTCATCAATATATGGCATGGGGAGAACCTATACCATTTAATGATTATATTGAAGGAGCAAAAAAATGGGAACAACCCTATAGTGTTTTTGATATTATTGTCGGGGAATTTAGTTTAGCAACGGATAATTGTTTAATGTGGTTAAATGGATTTATGGATAATCAATATGGATATCCATTACAAGAATGTTTTACTGAAGAATGCCCACATAAAGATAAATATATAAATCAAATTAAAAAAGTGGAATATGGACCTTTAGGAAGTGGAAATTCAATTCCAACTAAAGATGGAATGTGTCCTACATCAATTCCTATCCATCTAAATAAAAATATTTCATTAATTGACACATTGACTACAAAAAATAAAATTTATAATATTGATGAGAAAGAAAAATATTATGCACAAAAATTATTTGAACAACTTACAAATTCATATGAAAAAAATTCTAGTGGATGGATATTTTGGAATTTTGATGTTGAATCATCAAGTTATCAATGGAGTTTTTTAAATTTAATTAATAAAAAATATATTTTACCAATACCTAATCAAAATGATAATAAAAATATAAAAATAAATATAGATTATTATCAAGTTATTTTGTTACTATTATTGATTATCCTTATAATAATATTAATAAAAGTGAATAATAATGATTTACATGTTATGCCTTCATATCAACATTTACTTCATTCATATCCAAATTATTATGAAGTAATAAATGAAAATAATATTGAAATGAATGAAAAAAATAAAAATTATGGTACAATTAATGTTTAAATTTATTTTTCTTCATATATTCATGAATTAATTTCTGTAAATTTTCGCAATTTAATTTTAATGATAAACTTTGATTAAATATATTATAAAAATCTTTGTCTTTTTTCAAATAATTCAAATTATATATATTATCATTATTTTTAACTTTGTTTTCACCTAAAAATAGTATTAACGCATTAATACATATTGAATAAGGTGAAACGTATTTAATATTTATATCTTGACCACATGGCCAAATGTAATATTTTTTAAAGTCATATTTTATATTATTATTCTGTATTACTAAACCAAAATCAATTGCTAAAATATTATCAATATTTAATTTTTTACTTTTTTGAATCATATAATTATTTAATTTAATATCCAGATTGGTAATGTTAAAATATTTGTTTAAAAATAATTCTATTTCAATTAACCTTTTCATAAAATTTAATACAATTTCTTTACCATCTTTATTATTAATTAATGGCATTTTCCATAAATTAATTAAATTTGTAATTGAATTACATTTAGGTAAAATTAAACAATAATTATTTACTAATTTTAAATTATTACCATTAATATATTTAATTATACCTATAGCGTTTATATTAATTAAATGTTGATTATTTTTATATTTACTATTTAATAAATCAATAAAAAATTTTACTTCTCTATTCTCATTTTTTTTTGGTAATAGATTTGTTTCATCATTTTCATATAATTCACTATAGTTTTTAAATATTTTAATTACCAAATCTTTATTTATACTATATACATAACCATAAGTACCTTCACCAATTTTTTTTGGTATATTTATTTTGTAGTAATGATTAATTTTAAAATTATTTCCGATTGAATATAATACATAAACGATTATTTCCATAAATTAATACCACAAATATTTTGTATTATATTTTTTAATTAAATATTTTAATTTAATATGAATAATGAATTAAAATATACATCAAATATATTTTTTTTTAAAAATAATTTATATTTTCACATACTAAATCCTCAACCCCAATTAGTATATAATATTCATTATTTATTAAATAATTATTTTATTGAAATCAAAAATAAAAAAAATGAACCATTAAATATATTTTTTAAAATAATTAATAATAAAAATCACTGTTTCTATTTTCAAATCTTTAAAAATACAAATAATTTCATTAAACTAAATCTTAAAAATATTAAATTTTCTAGAAATCATAAAGATAATATTTATATCAACCCTCAAATAATTCATAAAATAAATGAATTATATCCTAATTTTGAACCTTCTATTTACAATGAAAATTTATTTAATTTAGAATTAACATCTAAAAATATAGATTTCTTAAAATATAATTGGATATATTTTGGTTTGAAAAATAATTATCAATATTTTAAATATATTATTTATAAAAATAAAATACTTTTTCACAAATTATTACAAAAAATTAATTATAACTTAACATATCATACAAGTAAAAAATATACTTTACTTTTTATTGATGACAGATATGATAGTATTTTTCAATATATTTTAATATTATTTTTATATAGTATTGATAATAATTGGAATTTAACTATATTTACCACTAAAAATAATAGTATTCATTATGAAAATTGTTTAAATAAATTAAATATTCAATATAAAATTAATATTATTCCAAAAATCGAAAATATTAATAATTATAGTAACTTACTAAAAAGTTATGAATTTTGGAATCAATTTAATGAAGATTTTGTCCTATTATTCCAATATGACTCATTAGCATTTAAAAAATTTGATTATAAATTTTTAGATTATAATTATATTGGTGCTCAATGGCCAAAACATATTCAACAATTAAAAGATATTTATAATGGAAACGGTGGAACATCATTAAGAAATGTTAATATAATGAAAGAAATAACAAATGAATATAATTACAAAAATGATGATATTAATACACCAGAAGATATGTATTTTGCTAAGTATTTATACGAAAAAAATATATTGATGAATGATTCTACAATTTGTGATGAGTTTTCATTTGAAAATATTTATAATGAAGAATCTATTTATTGTCATGCATTATATGAATGTATTTCTCTTCAAAAAATGGAAGAATACATTTGTAACCGTATTGATAAATTATTAAATACTTAATATAATTATATTTTTGAAATAAAAATTAATAAATTCCTTTTTTATACATTTCTAGTGTTTCTTTTCTTGCTTCTTTATAATCATTAATTGGACCTGGATAATCAATCTTTTTATATTTATGATAATGTAAATCCCATTCATGAATTTCTTTATTAGGTACTGACTTTAATTCAGGAATCCATTTTTTAATATATACACAATTTAAATCAAATTTTTTCGATTGAGTCCAAGGATTAAATATTCGTAAATAAGGCTGACTATCCGCACCAGAACCAGACCCCCATTGCCAATTTCCATTATTTACTGCTGGATCATAATCAACTAACTTTTGAGCAAAATACTTTTCTCCAATTCTCCAATCACAATGTAATATTTTAATTAAAATAGCACTTGTAATTAAACGACCTCTATTATGCTGATATCCTTCAGTATTTAATTGTCTCATTGCAGCATCAACAGCTGGATAACCTGTTCTACCTTCTTTCCACGCTTCTATAAATTTGGGATTATTTTTCCACTTAATTTTATCATATTTTTCTTTTAAACTTTTTCCTTCATCTAATACTTTTGGATTATAATAAACAATATAAAAATAAAATTCACGCCAAAATAACTGTTTAATAATTCCAAAATCTTCATTATATTTTTCCAAGAATTTATGATAAACTTCTCTAATACTTACAGTACCATATTTAATATACGCCGATAAATGTGTTGTATTATAATCCAATATATCTCGTGTTGAATCATAAGTAGAAAATTTTCCAACATCAAGTAATACTTTCAATGCCCTAGATCTTCCACCTCGAATAAGTAAATTCTCATTTTTAACATAATAAGAATCCATATCTTCCAACTTTTTTGGACTTTTTATTTTCATAAATTTTTTTTTATCAAATTTATAATTAACTGGTTTATCAATTTTATATCCTTTAGTTATTTTTCTAAAAGCACCATAAACACCATAATAAGTATCATCTTTCTTTAAAAATGTTCCCATAGGTGCTAATAAATAATCATGAATTTTATGACATTCTATTTCTTCTTTTATACACCAATCTTCAATTTCTTCATCTCTTTTTCTTGCATAGGGAGTATAATCTTCATTAAAATAAACAGATTTAAAATCATAATCTTTTTTTATTTGTTTCAAAGCTTTTATATTTGTATCAAAAATTAAATACAAATTAGAACCCAATCTTTTTTGTAAGTCTTCATTTAAATCTTGTAAAGATTCTAATAAAAATTGAAAACTAGCATCTGAAAAATAATCATTATTTTTTACTTGCTCCGGGGTAAATATAAAAGCACATAAAACTTTAGTACTATTTTTACAAGCTTCTATTAAGCCATTATTATCTATTAAACGAAAATCTCTTCTAAAAATAAATAAAGATTTCATATTATAATATTATATTTTTAAATTTAAGTATATTCATTTTTTTATTGATTTTAAAGAAATAAAACAAATTGAATATTAATTACCATAACTTTAATAAAAAGTAATTATGAACAGTTATTATATCAAACAAAATGTTGAAGAAAATGAATTTAATATGCATAAGTATGTATATAATTTAAATTTATTTAATGTACCAGAAATAATAAGTTATGATAAAGAGAATAAAGTAATGACTATGGAAAAAATTAATGGAATGAATGTATCTGATATGTATGGTGAAGATGCGGAGAATGTACCTGATGAAATATTTGAAATTATAGTAAATATAATAAAGACATTAAAATTACATGGAATTGAATATCCAGATATAACAGGCTATAATTTTATAGAAGACAAAAATAATTATGGGAAAATATGGATTATTGATTTTGAACATTCAAAGATTAATATAAATATTACAAATCCAAATATAAATTCTATTTGTAATTATGTTAAAAAATGGAATCCTGATTTTGCTTAAATATTATTTATAATATCTATTTTTTATTTTTAAAATAAATATAATTTAAAAATATAATTTATTACATTATTATGGATACTTGTAACTCTTGTAATAATAATTTAAATGTCCAACATCAAAAATTTTATAAATATCAATTTAATAATTTATGTATTACATTTAAAAATACATTAATATGTGACGTTAATATATTAAATGAAATATTTAATTTCTTAACATATAAAAATCATATTGTTACTCATCAAAAGAAAAAAAGAATTATACCAACACCTGAACAAGAAGAAGATAGTGATTTTGAAGATGAAGTATATTGGTATGAAAATAAAAACATTTGTACATTTTGTTTTCAGACTGGAATTATTGAATCTTTAGAAGTTCAAAAAAGATTACCATTTTTAAGAAGGGATATTTATTTCTTTCTAAATGAAGAGCGTAATTTTGAAGATTGTTTAAAGAATTATAAAGATAAATATGATAATTTTTACATAAACTATGATTTACCTCAATATTATGATAATACATATTATAGACAAAAACTACCTGAATTAATAAATAATAGATTAATTATTAAAAATAAATAATATTTAATCTACTTAAAAAAATAGTTATATATAAATATAGTTTCAGAGCCCTCTTGGCGCAATTGGATAGCGCGTATGACTTCTAATCATGAGGTTGCAGGTTCGAATCCTGCAGGGGGTGTTTTTATTTTTTAGATAAATGTTATGTAAAAATAAATCAATATTTATATGATATTACCTATACTATATGCTGTTGGACTATTTGGATGTGCTTGGTTAGTACAAAATAATTGTAATGATTGTGAAAATAATCATGAAGTAAATATAGAAAAATTTGAAAAAATTAATTATAACAATGTGTCGAATAAAAAACAACAAAAGAAGAAGCCAAGTTTTTATCATTAAAAAATCGATTCATACTTATTAATTAAGAATTATTAAAAATGAAGTCAAATAGAATTGTGACATATCAAATTAATGGAAAATTTAAAGCATATTATTATACTAAAGGAGAAAAATATTTTATCAAGTCAAATGATTTACCTGTTAAATTTGTAAAGGCATTAATGGGCAAAGAAAAAGCAAGATTTTTCGAAATAAGAAAATGGATAGCACTAAATTATGATAATTATATAGATGAATCTAATTAATTAGATGAGATTATAAAAAAATTATTAATATTACATATATTTTAATGTATCTACATTTTCATACAATCGCCTTGTTAAATAAGGTATCATATATTTATAAGGTCCGTAAGGGATATATACATGTATATTTTCTTTTTCATTAACTAATTTAGTATATTTTTTTTCATTCATTCCTAATAAGTGAGCATATTCAAATATTTTATTTTCTTTATTTAATAAATGACATAAATTAATTGATTCATTATTATGTGAAGCAATAATTGAATACTTATTAATTGGGTTATTATAAATATGTAATAATCCTTGATTAAAATTTATATCAGTATCTTCTTTATTTTGATACAATACATAATCATCATTTCTCTTTTTATTTTTATCTTCATTGTGATATGCGCCGCGCACAAGTTTAATTCCATGATAATAATTATTATATTTAGCATAATTACTATCATGTGTTAATAAATCCAATGAATCCTTTCTATACATTTGATATGTTTTTAATATATTTACTCTATTTTTATTATACTCCCACATTAATTGGTTACATGATTCATTATAGATATCATGTAAATTTTCATTTTCAGCATCAATTAATATTTTTACATCTTTTTTAACAAATAAATCAATAACATTTTTTATAATATTTATATCAAAATTAAATAATGATAATTTTAATGCTATTTTATAATTATTATTAATATTTTTACTAATTTGATAAAATTCGTGTTGGATAATATCTTGTGATATATTATTTTCAACAGCATAATTTATTATAGGAATTTTATTTTGGTTTAAAATAGCCGAACCTTTATGAAATGCATGTATAAATTTGTTACCTGATATATATTTAAAAATCATAATATATTCTACATATTTTTTATGAATGTACGAAATTTTAAATACTGTTATTAGGATATAATTGAATATTTTTTTCTAATTATTTTTATAATGGAAGAAAAAATAGTTTGTGTAAGTGGGTATTTTGATCCTATTCATGTTGGACATTTAGAATACTTTAAATTTTCTAAAAAGATTGGCAATAAATTAATGGTTATTGTTAATAATGATATACAAGCTACTTTAAAAAAAGGAAAACCATTTATGCCATGTGACGAAAGAATGAAAATTATAGAAGAATTTAAATGCGTGGATTATGTCGTCAAATCAATAGATACTGACAGAACTGTTTGTCAAACATTAAAAACTGTTGAACCAAAACCTGATTATTTCTGTAATGGAGGAGATCAAAATAATAATACTATTCCAGAAGGACCAATTTGTGCTGAACGTGGCATTGAATTGAGAGATGGTTTTGGAGATAAAATTCAATCTAGCTCCTGGTTAATTAAAGGAAAATAAAAATTGATTGTATTTCAAAATAAGTAAAAAAATGACAAATAATGAACTTAATTGTAATCGGGACGACAGTAATGTTAATTCACATGTTATCTGCAGTAATTGCTATGATTCTACTTTTAATGAGCATAAAATAAACGGAAACTGTAATTTATGTATTGAACATATAAAGTCTGTCAATAAATTATTTACTTTTATTGAAAACAATATTAATACTATACAAAAAATTTATGATGATAAACAGAAATATATAAGGTACAAAGAAGAATTAGAATTATTACGTACTATATATAATACTATTATTACTGGAGATTCAATTGAAATTAATAATGAAATATTTAATTATTTAACAGATGCTAAATACATATATCAACTTATTGATAGTTCAACAATAAATCTGTATAATATATTATATACAAATGAAATAAATAATTATGAATAAAAAATTGAAATATTTTCCCAAAATTTATAAATATATTCGTAATATGGATAAATTAAAAGTTACTGAAATTAAAAATATATTTAAATTTCTTGGAATCAGACATTATACTGGTCTAAAAAAGAATGAACTTTTACAAAGAATGAGAGATGAAGGACTTTATGATACTTATTTAAATAAAAAAAAAGAAGAAAATCAGCAAAAAGAAAAAATTAACAAACTTAAAAATGAAAAAGAAAAAAATTTTCAAGATTTTAAAGATACTATTAACATGACTAATTCATATAATGAAGATGAATCAGATGAAGAAGATAGTGTATGTGAAGAAGATTTTGAAGTAATTTATGATGATTTATTAATTTATGGTGATTTTTATGGACTAGAAGATAAAATGAATGAAAAAAAGACAGACAAAGAAAAGAAGGAATTTTTGATTTCTATTGGAATTGGAGATATTAATGAAACAAATTATAGATTTGGAAATTCATTACAATTTAGTCAAAATCGTTCTCATAGCCGTTATTATATTGGAAAAAATGATGAATTAATTGTTCCAGAGATGTTTGGCGATGGTGATTTAGTAGTTCCTTATGAAATTACTAAATTTAATAAAAATGCTACACGTGCTTTTGATATGGAAATGGTTGATTCTATCTATCTTCGCCATGATGATGATTTTGTGAAATACAATATTAAAGGTAAAATATATAAGAAATGGAATTGGAAAATACTTTATGATAATCAATGTGATTGTTTTCAAATTGAATTTCCCAATGGTACAATGCGAGAATTTAATAAAAATACACATGTAAATGATATTTTAAATTTTATTCAAAATTCAGATAAAAAAAAGGTAAGTATTAAAATTAAAGTAACATATAATAAAAATTATGCGAAAATAATTCATGATTATTTTCCCATTGTTCCTTCAACTTGGAAACAATATCATGGAGGGTCCAACGGAAGTACAGATGGTGGTGAAATTAATTACAGTTATAGTGGTCCCGAAGATGAAAAAGAACCAATGGAAGTTTTATTGAAAAAATCTTTTGATAATAAAGAAGGAATTGCTTACAGTATTACCTAATTTAAAATAACTATTTATAATATATATGATTGATTTAAATGAATCATCTGAAGAAGGATTATTTTACTATCAACATTGGATAAAAGAAGTATTACGTAAATATAAATTTGGAAAACAAAAAGATTATAAAATAGGGACTAAAGTAGGATATTTTATTCACATGTATATATCTAAAACAAATAGATTACACGCATTTGAAATAGATTGTGTAATTGATTCCGTAAATGAATCATTTAATTTAAAAGTTGATGATGATTTAACATATCATAATGTATCACATAAATATTTAAGATTAAAATTATAATTTATTAAAAATATTTAAATAGTAGAAGTTTCAAAATCATTTGTAACTTGATTCTGAAGTAAATCATGTGCTTGTCCAGTCTTTCCATTAAAAATCTTTTTATTTTTAGTTCTTCTTCTCTTTAATCCTTCAATGTAAGTATTATTATCTACTGTAACAGTTTGTTCTATATCATTTCTTTTTCTTTTTAAATTATTTACAATATTAGAAATAGAATTTGTTGTCCATTCCTTATTTCTCTTTTTGATTCCTTTATCATTCAAAATAAAAGCAATGTCTTCAGCATCAAAACCAGCATCTAATTGATTCATTTCAGATGTAACTTTAGTATTCCAAATTTGTATTGGAACATCTTTAATTTTCTTTTTAATAGCATTATCATCCGTTAAATTTATCATCATATTATTTAATACACGAAATGAAATAGGAGTGTTATTATTAAATTTTTTTGGTGAAAAACTTTTTTTAATAAAATCTATTATTTTTGATTCGTTGTCATCAATAATTTTTGTACGAATACCATTAATAAATGCTATTTTTTTCCCATAAGGGGCTGGTCCAAGTTCATGTCCTTTACTTTTTAAATGAGAATTAATATCTTTTTGTCTTCTAGACAAGTTGTCTGATTCCACATATGCCTTCATTAGTGCTTCAGTCAATAATTGCTTTACGCCTTGAGTACTATTTTTATTATATACTATATTTTCTTCTACAAAATATAATGTTATATTTTTTGAAGGTATAATACTATTAATTATCTCAAGTGCTTTTGAAAAACATCTAGAAAATCTATCTACTCTTAAAAATATAATATGAATATTATTATCTTTTAATAGTTCAAATAAATCAACTTGTTGCGACATCTCTGTACTAAATGAAGGTTTATCTTCTTTAATAACAGATGCACCATTAACATTTAAATTATTAATTGAATATGATATACATCTACTAATTTGATATTCACTTGAAATAAATGGAGAAGTAGGGTCGTTATTATTAATCCTTGTTTGATTTCCACTTACGCGTGCATATATAAATGTATTTTTTCTTGTAGGTGTTGCAGCTGACATAATTATTTATTAATTTATTTGATAAATATAAAAAAAATCAATTTTTAAAAAATCGAAACTTAATACATACTGTGATTATTATTAAATAACTTATAGTATGGGTTGTATTTGTGCTGTTCTTTATTGTGTTTTTCCTAACACAGTAGCCTCTTTAGATATATCAAAAGATTTAAGCAATCAACTTTACGACAAATATATTTCTAAGTTTAGAAAGTCGTTTTCTTTTGATTTGATTCATTTTAGTAATTCTTTTATTGCCAATGAAACAAACCATAATTTGTCAAAAAAACTAGTCATTGAATTTAATAAACTAGACATTAAAAAACTCTCGTTTTGGACAGGATATGCTACAGATTATGTTTCTATTCAGCTTGCTTATTATATATTTGCTAAGTTGATTAATCCTGATTATCAATTTTGTATCAAAAAAACAGAATTAAAGATTTGTTTTTACGAAATTGATTTTGATTTTACTGATGAAAATATTGATGATTTTAAAAGAACTTTCTTTTGTAAAAAAGATGGTACATTAATTAATATTGAAACAGAGAAAGATAAGGATATTCATGATGCATTAAATATGAAACTGACAAACAAGTTGAAAAACATAGTTGAAGAGATTGACTTGAGTCAAATTATTCCTGAGATCATTACATCATACATGCGAATTTTAACAGAAAACAAAAACAATCAAACGAAAGCGATCCAAAATATTGTTTGAATAATTTAAAAAATATAGATATTTATAAATTAAAAAAAATCAAATTGAATTATTAATTAATTTTATTTCTTCTTTTGTAAGGTCAAAATAGGAATATATATTTTCAATATTAGGTGATATACATAGTCTATTTATATTTTTATGATTATTTAATCCAAGTTAGTTCTCTATAGTTATTAATAATAAATGAATATAATGGACAATTAAGAAGAGTTATTAAATACTCGGCTTCAGTTTTATTTTCTGTTAAATGATACAATGTAGCATCACTGCATCCACATTCATAATCATATAATGGTTTTATATATCCAGGCATACTAATTATTAATTTATGTTTATTCATACATCCTTGTTGTAAATAATTGCTTTTTCTAATATCAACTACTTTATGTCGAATATTATATTTTCCATCATTTGTAAATCGTTCAATTCTTCGAATATCTAATTCATAATTTCTTTCAAAATTGAATTTATTATTATTTTTATTTTCTACTTTATTAATTATATTTATAGTTTCATTAGTAAATAACTTAGGTATAACTGCTAATTGCCTAAATGTACTTTGTTTTATGCAGGATTTATAAATATTTTTTTTGTAATATGTTTCACATTCAAAATCAGTATCTTCAAATGATTTTTTAATCAAATAATATGAGAATGTTGAAGCAACTTTAAAATATTTACTACATTTTTCAATATTCAAATATAATACCGTATTTTTTTGAAAAATACCTTTCAATATATTTCCACTCTGTTTATTTGTACCTCCTGTCATCCATGAGCACGGTGTAATAAATAGCAATAAACCATCTTTTACAATTTTATCTATTAAATAATTGATGAATTCGGACCATAAACTACTTCCACCAACACGTCCATTTTTATTTTCAAAATTCTTTTGATAAGGAGGATTACCAATTATCGCATCAAAACTATCAATATTCCATTTTTTTTTAATATTTAATTCTAATGTATTACCTTCATGAAAGTTTATATTGTATTCATTATGAGGATTAATCAATAATTTAGAAATGAATATATTTGTTGAATTTTTATCACAAAAATATATGCATTCTTCTACAATTGTTTTATATCTTTCTCCTTCATCTTTAATTACATCTTTTAATCCAATCATAAATCTTTCTATTATATCAATTATAAATCCACCTTTTCCTGAACAAGGTTCAAATATTTTTTTAGTCGATTTCCAAAAATCAGTTGGTATTTTATCTAACATTTCTTGTCTTAATTCACGGGGTGTAGGTACTTCAGCATTATTTTTCTTTTCAAGTTCTTGTGGAATTAGATATTTATCAATCAGATTAGATAGTTCATTACTGTTTTTTATATTTTTTAAAAATAGTTCTTTTATTGTTCGTATAATTTGGTTTGTTTCTTTATCATCTTTCATATATTTAATATAAACATGAATAAATTTATCAATTACTATTGAATCAATTGATTTACCCCACCAACTTTTTGTTTGTCCAATTAAAATATCATAAATATATTTATCATTATTAATAATATTAAACATATTTATAAATGATGTTTCTTCATTATAAATAGTTAATAAACATACAAGAGGTATTATATGTTTTAAAATATCCATATAATTTATTTTTTTTATATTTTTTTCATCAATTATATCATCTGAATTTACTGAATCTATATCAATATTTTGTACTTGTGTTTGTTCAATTCCATTTTTAATTTCTTGTGTATCATTATTTTCCAATAATTTTGAAATAATGTCATTTTTATGATTTGAAGATATAGAATTATTAAACATTATATTAAATATATTTTGTTCATCTTTTGTAAGTAATACTTGTTTAAAACGAAGACGATTTAAATAATGGTTAAGTGCATTTTCAGTATTGGATGAATAGATTTCATAAACATTTTTACATAAATCATTTATTTTGGAAATAGAATTTCCAAAAGATGGCATCCAATGATCCGCATTTAAATTTATTAGTCTTTCTTGAAGTATGTATTTAGTAGCTTCTTTTGGATGAGTATCATTTTTGATTAATGATGCATAATTAATTATAGATGTTTCAATTACTCTATGAATATTTAAATCTATTACAAAACCGCATTTTTTATTTTTTCCTTCCGTCATACATCGAAACATCATTTGATATATCATATCAAATTTCATACTATTATTCAATAATATTACAATATCACAATTATGAATGGAAACACCTAAACTACATTGTTTTCCACTTAATACTAAAACCCCCTTTTTCCCATCATTTTTTGCTTTTTGACGTGCATTTTCAATATTTTGTTTAGGATTGGTTGTTATTTTACTATTAATACTTATAATTTCATATTCAGGAATAATATTATGGGTTTCTAATAATTTTATAGTTGCTTTTGATATACTATCAATACTATTTTGAGGTAAAAATGCCATTATAATCATTGGTTCATTATAATAATCATTTTCACCAATAAATCTTGAATTAATTGAAGGATTTTTACATATTTTTTCGATTCGCTTCATAAATACAATATTATCTGGGTAATTTTTTGTATCAGGAATTCCAAACTCATCTTTTTTTCCAAAAATATTATACCATAATTTTAAATTTTCTTGTTCATTTTGAAATTCATTTTTTATTATTATTTTATTTGTTTTTGTATTTTCATCTTTTTCTGAACCTTGTTTTAGAAGAAAACAAGCATCTGGAGACCATCCATAATTATTATCATTTGTATTATTTATTATTTTTGTTTTTATTTCTGGTTTAATTTCATTTGTCAATAGTATTAATTCAGGATAATTTGAATATTCATTTATTATATTAGATACTGAATATTTTGTAATTAAATCATTTATTTCAATTCCATGCTTTTGTATTAATCGGTTTATATTATTTTCATTATCAATATTTTTACAAAGTTTTATATCTTCTAAATCCCATAATATCCAACAATCTTTTGAAATATTATAATCATGAATTGGTTTTGAATACGTTGCTGTAATTTGAACCGTAAATGCTTCTTTTCCATAAAAATCTAATGTTTTTTGTGCTAGTTCAGTTGTACCTCCATTATGACTTTCATCAATAAATCTCATATCAAATTCTAATTTTTTTAACCATGCTATACTTTTAGGTTTTTCTTCAATTTTTTTTTCATCATTTTCATTTATATTTTTGTTTGTATTTTTGTCTATTTTTGTTTGTAAAAATTGTTTTGAGCAAATAATAATATTTTTTTGGGTTAATTTAGGTTTTTTATTTTCCCCATTTAATACTACAATATTAAAATCTTCAAGTTGAATACAATTAAATACTTTTGTTTGTTGTTCAATCGTTTCGTTTGGTGCTGTAGTAATAACCAAATAATTACAATTATCTTTTTTAATACTATCTTGTATAATACATCCACCTATAATATAACTTTTACCACTTCTTTGTATATGTCCCCATAAAATTTTATTTTTATCATTATTTTTTAATTTTAGTGTTTTCAATACACCAAGATATTGATGCATTTTCAGACATAATGCATTTTTATTTGAATTAATAATTGTGTTTAATGATTTATTTTTATAAGCAATCTTAAATTGATGATATGATTGATTAAGATCATTCCAGTCAATAATAATAGTATCTTCTTTTTCTAATTTATCTTTTATATCTTTATTACATTCTTCACAATTGGATACTTTATTTTTAAAAATAGAAGCATCTTTTGTACAAATACAAAATATTAATTTATCATAATTATCATATTTTGTTTTGAAAATACTATCAAGATCTCTTATATCATATTTACCAATACCTTCATTTTTTGAATTTTCTCTATTTTTAGAACTAGTAGCAACAACTATTTTATCATTTTCATTATCTATTAATGTTAAATCACTTTTATCTCCTTTATCTTTCAGTTTTATAAAATTATTTTTTTCATCATAGAATACATCTTTAATAGAACTATGTTTGACTATTGTTTTAAGATTAAAATTTCCTTTACAATTTATGTATTTATTTAGTTTTGGTATTAACTTTAATCCAGCAAATAATCTTAACAATGATTCTTGTTTATCTTTTCCTTTCCATTGAACTTCTAACCATGAAATTATATTATTTTCGTCATATTTTTGAAGAAATTCATAGAGTTCTTTAAATGTAGTAATATTAATACATTTTTGATTATTTAATTCATCATTTTCTAAAATTAAATTATTTAAATTTAAGTCATTAATCTTTTCTTCAACTTTTTTATTGATTATATCTTCTATTTTATCTTGCATTTTATTAGCATAATTTACACAAGGATTTTTTCTTTTTTTATGAGAATCATAATGAGATTTTTGTGAAAAATCTTTTCCACATTGTTCGCAAGAATATTTAGACATCTTATATATTTTTTTATAAATAAACGTTTAAATCAATTTTCAATAATTTTTTAACAATTTTAATTTTTTTAGTTAAAAATATAAAATATAATTATTCACGACATTAATTAAATAAATTAGAAAAATCATTAAAAATTTCATACTTAAAATTTAATTATCTTATACAAGTATATAATGCAAATTTTCGTAAAAACACTAACAGGTAAAACAATCACGCTTGATGTCGAGGCGTCAGATACAATCGACAATATTAAAGCTAAAATTCAAGATAAAGAAGGTATACCGCCTGACCAACAAAGGCTTATATTCGCTGGCAAACAATTAGAAGATGGTAGAACTTTATCAGATTATAACATTCAAAAAGAATCAACACTTCACCTGAACTAAAAATGGGTGAGTCGATGAGTCAATGCATCGGCTAGTCATAAATATATATGGCAACACAGCTTGTAGCGGGAAACCCCTAAAGATTTTACTACCACTTTATATTGGAAACTTTATAAAGGAACACAGGTAATTCCTGTTCCCAATGGTAATAAGGTAAAATATGATAAACAAATGTTTTGAAATGGGCAATCCGCAGTGAGACTTCCTAAGTACGCTATGATTAGTATATGGAAGCCCTTCAACGACTGAACGGTTGTGGGCAGGAGAAGTTTAATCAACTTCTATGAATGCTTAAGATACAGTCTAGCCCCAATGGAAACATTGGGTAATCGCGAGTTTTAAGACTAAGAGGAGGGTTTAATTAATTTAATCCAGATTTAATGTTATTTTAAAAAAATAGTATAAAGTAATTTCTTTTTTAATTTAAATATAAATTAATAAATAATTTATATAGTTTATAATTTTAAAATACATTTTTTAATTCGATATATAATTTTTTTTCTCAATTAAAATTATATGACTGTTAATACAAATAAAAAATTAATGACTAAAAAAGAAAAATCTACAAATACAACAAACTTAGCATTTGGTTTAGATGCTAATTCAGAGCAAGAAAAACAAGGTGGTAATATAGCATTTGGAACAAATGCTCTTAAAGAATGTAAAACTGGTATTAGGAATATTGCATTTGGAGCAAATGCTTTACAAAATGTTACTTCTAGTTCAAAATAATAGTAATATAACTATTAGTAAAGATGATATAGATTATGATGGAATCAAAACAAATATGTCAACAGTATTAATGTTCATAAGAAAATCATCAACGAGTTTAGAAATAAAATTTGATGGACATATGAATTAAATAATATGTCATATTTTGTACGTCATTTATAAAATAAATTTTTTTGATTATTTTTATTATATATTATATTATTATGACTAATAATATAAAAAAATGTTTAATAAAGAAACATAATTACAATTGTTTGAAATATAAATCAAAAGTATGTGAAATATTTAAAGTTAAATTAGTTAAAAGTAAAATTAGAAAGTATTATGATGTAATTATTATTGGTGCTGGTGCTGCAGGATTAACAGCAGCACGTAATCTAATGTATAATAATAAAAATGTATTAGTATTAGAAGGTAGAAATAGAATTGGAGGTAGAATTCATGATATAAAAACAAAAGAAATGGGTGAAATACATTTAGGTGCGTCTTGGTTACATCATAAAGGTAAATATCAAATTTTAGAGGATATATTAAATTATTATAATGTTAAATATTTAAACAATGATAGTTTAGAAAGTAATGAGTCTATGGGAATCTATACAGAAAAAAATGGAAAATTAAATGAAAAAGATAATAAGTTATTTTCAAAAATATTGGCAAATATGCCTAAAAATATAAAAAAATATGGTAAAAAAAATCCAGACTATACTGTTACAAATGTTGTTGAATTAATTTCAAAAAAATATAATTATGATAAATCACTTATTAATTCACTTATTGTTCGTTCATTTGAGCATTGTTCAATGAATGCTGATATTATGCCAGCATTAGAATTTGATGGATGGGAACCAAATGGAAAATTTATAAAAGATGGATTTGGAAAAATGATTCAACAATTATCAGATGGAATTCAAATTAAATTAAATTCAAAAGTAAATAGTATAATACAAAAAGATAATTGTGTAATGATTAAAACAAATAAAAAAACATATTATTCAAAATATGTTATTTCAACTTTACCAACAGGTGTTTTACAATCAAAACAAGTTAAATTTACTCCTAAATTACCAATAAATAAAATTCAAGCATTAAATAATTTATTTAGTGGTAG